AGAGCATGTCACCATGATTATGATGGCGGTCAAGCTGTCGAGGATGGTTACGTCACCCACAAAGTTCGACACGTACGTTGATATCTGCGGCTACGCTGCCGTGGGTTGGGAGGCAGTCAGGATTGAGGGGGCAAAGAATGTCAAAAGAAAGTGATGACGCCAAGAAACAAGAGAAGATACGACAAATGAAGAACCAGCTTAGAAGCTCCCAAGCTGGTTCCGTTTACGCTCGCTCGAAAGAGGGAGTGACCGTCACGCTCAAGGACATGCCTTGGGCTGACGAGGATCAATCGTAGCCGCCGCCGTAGCTGCCGCCATAGCCGCCGCCATAACCTCCGCTGCCGCCTTGCCCTGCGTTCTTCACCCCAGCAATCCTATCGACTATGCTTTCTCTCGCAGAGTTAGGTAGGAAGGGTGCGAAGCGACCAGTGGTTTCTCTTACGGCGGCGCGGCGTATTCCGTTTGCCTCGTCACCCTCAATCAAAGAGTTGATCCCTTGGGTTACTGTCAGGGCGTCATGGGCAAGGCCAAGAGTGGGCCCAGCTACCGCTTCCATTACTCTGTTCTGTCCATACGCACCGTTGTCAGATTGCGATGCTATCTCGAACATCAAGTCGCCGAGGAAGCCAAAGCCAATCGCTGCGACGAAGCCATCAAAACCCCACCCGAAGAACTTATCAAGGAACTCATTGTCCTCAAAGCCTTGATACATTCCTGAGTGCTTGCTCAATCTGCGGTCACGAACTGCGTGTTGCCTGTTGTCCTCGCCGCCTCTACCCTGCACGATATCCTTTACTGCTACTGCCCCCGCCCCGAAGGCGGGTGCCGCTGTCAGAAGGGCTGCCAGAGGCGCTATGCGGTTGTCTGAGGCACCGACAAACGCTTTGGCGAAGTTCCCTGTCCGATTGATTGCACCCTCACCAGCAAACGCCTCACCGAATGCGTTGCCAATCAAGCGGCCCATCATAATCGGGAAGGACTTTAGCTGCATCACAATGGCCCCGAGCGGTGTCTGCCCCCACAGCACAATGTCGTTTGGATTGGGCGTGAAGATCATCTTGTTCGTTAGCTTGATAACTGAGGACGAGATGTCTTTGCTTCTCGGGTCTTCTCTCTCTGAGCCCCGTGTCTGCATGATCATATCGATGTCGCCCTCTTGATAGAGGTCTTCCAGCCCTTCCTCTTTCAGAATGCGTTTAGCTATGCGGCCCGCTCGTGAGTTGGGGTACTCTCGAGCAATCCGCGATTGCGCCTTGAGGTGCTCGTAGCTAACCGCAGCGCCAATGTCTCTCATCGCGTCAGTCCAAGGCGTTAGCAATGTCGAGTTAAAGAAGCCACTCATAAACTGGGTGCTCTCGACCCCGTGAGCCATCGTCATCCGTTGATGCACCACGTTCTCGGTAGCCGCTCCGATATTGCGGATCATCTCTCTGTACGCTTTGCCGCCTTCTCGCTGGCTCATGTAACTCGTAAGCGCTTTTGTGTACGCCTTCACGTCACCTGTGCGAACGAGCGGGAGCACAAGGTCAGGTATCGATGTTAGCGTGGTGTAAGTCAGAAGGGTGACAGCGTTGATCCCTCGCAGCCACTTGCTTGTATCAGCCATCGCATAAAGCCCGTGCATCCCCTCGATTGGGCGGCGCACAGCAGCGTTGTAAAAGCCGTTGGCATGTTTGACGTTGGCTGCCGAAGTGAGAACCGTCAAACCTTTCGTGTCGTTTAAGGCGTTGGCGATTGCTGTTGCTCTCTTTTTAAAATTGTTCCGCATTATCTGGGCGTTTTCTGTGCCCGTCAGCGCAGCGTCGAGAGACTGCATAATGCTTTCTTCTATCTCGCGAGCAGACGCACCAGCCTTTGCCATCGCAATTAGCTCGTCAGCTTTAGCAAGCGCAGGGTATTCTTCTTTGAAGGGTGACATGAATACGTTGTGATCAAAGCTCTTCTTAAACAGACCCTCTTCGCTGCCAGCGTTGATCGCGTAATTAGTGCGGAGAATTTTGTTACTGCGTAGGAGCGTTGCTATCGTCGCCCGTCCTGCTGTTGGCGAAGACAAGATTGCGGTGTAGTCGTGATACCCGTGTGCGCCCACCCCGAATGCCTCGGTCATATCAAGGCGGTGCTCGAGGTTGTCTGAGTATTTGGTCATGGCTACGAGAATGTCATTCTCGAGATAACCTGCGAGACTGTCGGGGTTGTCAAAGTCGGCGAACCGTTTGAAGTCTTGCAGGCGGATCATGCGCTGATAATCGAGGTGGTCGTCTGATCCTACTGCCTTTAGTTGCGCCGAAGTCTGGGAGAGCACACCGTCTTCGTCTGTTAGTTTAGTAACAATCCGCTCGGCAATCTCTTCCGCACGGCCTGTTGCGTGAGGCGCACCGCCCGTGGATGCTTGCTCCACTTTGAGATACGCCGCCATGCGCCGAACGAACTCATCTCTATTGGCTAAGATCATGTCTTTGCGCCAAACCTGCGGGAAGTAATCTTCGCCCACGTCACCCACTACCATGCCAGCTTGGCGCATACGCCCGACTGCGCTGCCAAGGTAAGAACGGATTTGATCGTAAACCGCCCTCTCTTGTGCGTTGAGCGTTCCCGCCTTGGCGCTATTGCGAAGGGCGCTCACAATATTCATGTGCGATGCGGGCTGAGAAGCTCGGCGATTAGGACTAAAGCCTACGGCACTCATGGCGGCTTGAGCCATTTGTGTTGGCCCGTTCTGCCAGTATCGACCAAACACATTCTTGCTGTCGGGCAACTCGTTCAGCATTCTCGTTAGGGGCATAAGGAACTTGCCCATCCCCTCGTTCGTACGCTCGAAGTGACCGCCCGATCCGTCCTCGGGCTCAAAGTGATTGGCGAGCCACCGTATCCCAGACTTACGCATGATTGCGCTGTTGGTTGCGAGCGGGTTCCAGACGTTAGACTTTCTAATTATGTCTTTGCCATCCTCGCCAATGTTACGCCCGTTGGCTGCTGCAATCATCTGATCGAGTGTACGAGGTGGCACACCGCCCGCCTCGAGAACTCTCGACGCATTGGCAACGATGTCGGCGTACGATACGCCTTCTTGCGCGGAGGTAATGACGGCTCGGTTAAGGCCGCTAGGTGTTGTCTCGCTGGCCCCAAGAATAGGCTCGGCATCCGTAAACATATTGGACTTAACGGGTCGTACATCTGACGAGTTGAGGATTACTCGCTCGCCGCCGACAGAAATGCTTGAGAAGCCATGCTCTCGAAGGATGCGGTTCAAGTGCTGTTTGCCACCCGCTATTGATGCGAGGCGGGAGTACATCTCGGTTGCCGACATGGTGTCCATAATGCCTTGGATACCCGCCTCAACGTCAGTGCGGGCTGTGCCCTCGGCAGCGTCTCGACGCAGGGCCGAGATAATTTTCTGCACCCCATCAGAGTTGCGGCTTACTGCGCCCACAATAGCAACAGGGTTTCTGTCCCGCACAAACACTGGCTCAACATCAAGAAGGTCAGTCACGCCAAGCTCGGCAAGCTGGCCCTCAATGTCTTTTGCCATCTCCCTTTGCAGGGCTATGTCGCCACCCTTATTCATGGCACCTCGCAGATCAGACAGAGTGTCGATCAAGTCGGCGGCTTCTGATGCTTGCGGTTCGTCCAGCCCGCTGACTAATTGGTCTATGCGGTGGTGCAGATGATCAACAGGGGCGTCATCAATGCGAGAACCAATAAGGTCGGACGCTGAGTTGCGAACGCTGCGATACATAACCTGTGCGCCGTTGCCAGTGAAGGCGTCAACTGCGTCAAGCTGGGCGACATTCATGCGGTCGATGACTGTTCGTGCGTACTGAGCCGCAAACTCGCTCGGGACTTTGCTGTCGTAAACATCCGCGTGAGATGTAGAAAGCATGTCACTGGCACCATCGCCGTCGAACGCACTGCGTACGAACGGAACAGGGAAGCGGCGGCGGGCCGCCTTGCTTGCGACCACGCCGTCGAGAACGTAGCTTGCCGAGGACATCATGTCCTCGGAAAGAGATAGCTCGAGGTCATCGAGGCGGGGCAGGTCATCACCGCTAAGAGTTTCTCGCATCTTCGCAAGGTCTGAGCCCGTGCCTTGGTCATCAGCAAAGTCAGCAAAAATTTTGCCGAGGAGGGCGGAAGGGTCTTGATCGGTCTGACGAGCGTAACCGTTAAGCAAGCGGCGGCTCGCAGGGGTCAGCACCTCAGTCGCATACAAAGTTCTGCCGATGTACTGCAACGTCTGGGTAATGTCGTCAGACTTGGATACGTTCGTTCCGAGGTTGCGTATCTCCTTGAGAAAGCCATTCCAGCCTTCGGTTGCTTTTGTGGCAGGGAATGAAACGCCCAGCCTTGCAAGCCGCGCCGCAATGGTGCGGCTGGCGAGTTGCTTCTCACCCGTACGGTGGTTAATCAACCCAAGGAACGAGCGCATAGAAACGGGCGCGTTGGCGGGTATGCCAAGCTCTGTGCCAGTGCCCATCTCTTGACCCACCTCGGCAACCACTGCTCGGTTGATGATGGCCCCGAGGGGTAGGGTTTTCTTGCCGTAGTTTGGCCCGCCTTTTTGTTTTGAGAACGCCAAGCGGATTGCATCACGCTCTTTCTTAGAGGCATCGTCTTTTCGAGACGTTGCTCGGGCGAACGCTGCGGTAAGCTCGTCTTTATTCATACTAGAATATTTGGCAGCGAGCTTTCTCATTTCATCATCGACAACTATGTTGGCGGTCTCATCGCTCTTGTTAAAGCGCTTTTTGATTTCTGTCGCGATCTTGCCGCCATAAGTGCTTACTGCGCCCGTGGCTTCTTTCTTTGTTCCCTTGCTGTTTGTCTTGGTTGTCTCGCCCACAGACAATTCGTCCATAAACATCTCGAGCAAATCTTCTGTGCTTGTTTGCTGTAAGTTTACGCTGTTGGCTTTGGCCTCGCTTGTTGAAGAGCCTGCCTTTTCTGGCTTGGTGTTTCTCTTTCCAAATTCCGACATCCACTTGCGGATGCTTGAACGCGCCGAGCCCTTCTTCGCGTTGACCACCTTCTTCATGTTCTTGCCCGCCATAACCTTCTTCATTTTAGCAGGCGTCAGGTTCACGGACTTGCGGAGGTCGAGTATCTCGTCAGACATGCGGTACTCGGGGATGTCACCACCCTCGATATTCATGTACTCGTCATTGAGGATGGTAAGAACTTTGTCTACGAGAGGATTAACGTCCTTCTCGACAAGTTCAGTCATCTGTTTCTCGAAGCCTTCCTTGTAGGCGTTGCCCGACAAGATGTAATCAGCCCCGTATCCGTCGATATTCACCTTCTCTTTGTAAAGAAGTTGATTGATTTCTAGTGCAACGGCTCGCATTTTGCGGCGAACAGGAGCGGGAAGCGCGGTGAGCGGCCCAGTATTTGCGCGGTAGTCCTCATTGGTTTTGATTGCAGCAATCGCCCTATCCGTTTTCGTAAAGCCCATTCCGTTTAGGTAGTGGGCGACTTCGGATAGGTAGGTTGCGCCACCGATAGCGTCATCCGTATCGGCGTTATTGTTGGGCATCTTTTCTTTGTATCGGCCCATTGCCTCGAACAACTGCACGTAACGAAAGTGAAGAACGCCGCCAAGTTTTGTGGTCGGGCCTTTGGTGTTATTGGAGAAACGCACACGAGCAAGCTCGTTTTTGCTGGTGAGCATCTTGTCGAAGAGCGGCTCAAGATTGGGGTCGCGAGAGGTTTGACCTGTCATCTTAATCCAAAGGGCTCTGATTGCGCCCGTTACTTTCTTCCACACGCTCGTGTTTTGCGGCACGTAAACAGCGTCATATTTCTTCTGCAAGAACAGAGCGAATTGATTGGCGAACATTTCTTGCGGGCTTTGTCTGCCATTTGAAAGACCCGCTGTGCTGCCATCAGGCAACTGGGCAAAAGGTGTGCGCTCGTCCACTAATGTCTGACCAGTGACCCCCTTGCCACCGCCATCAAACTTGCCATTCGCATCATAATACTTAGACATCTCTTTCCAAAACTCGGCTCGCATCTCAAACGACATAAGATTGCGATACGCCCAATGACCAAGCTCGTGCATGACCAGGTATGTCGAACCGATGCCTTGGTTTTCTGCGGCGGTCGTGGGGTTTCTGTTGCCCGCAACGTCGAGAGACACGCGGTTCACTGGCCCTGTCTGAGACACCGAGCCATCCTTCATAAACATGGCGGTTGATGTATAGTAGCCGTTACCTACCTCCGTGCCTTTGCTGCTGCCGTCAACAAAGATTGGGGCTTCGGTGCGATCCCCCATTACTTCGTCAAACAATCGAGTAATCTCAGCCGACTGCGCTTTATCTACGCCCTTGATCACCTTTTTAAGCTGACCACGGCTGGCCTCGATAGTTTGATTTGGCAGCTTGAAACCCGCAGGAGCGATGTTGCTCAACACTTCGTACATGGTTCGCAGCGCTTTTGTGCGCGGGCCTATGTCGATCTCTGGAAGACCCGATATTTCAGCTATCCCAGCTTCGTTATACTTAGGCGCAATGGTTGTTATCCACGGGTCGCTTTCGAGCATCTCCATGTAACCGTGAAGCTCGCCCAGTGTCACGGACGCCTTACGCATTTCTGCTTTGTTTACTGGAAGACTGACAAGCTCTGGGCCGCCTCCACCAAGGGAATTTGTAGAATTACGAGCGAGAGAAACAGCCATGAAAAGGTTGTCAAACTGATCGTCAGTAAAGTCCGCCATGTTAATCATCATGCGGGGGGCTTCGACGGCAAGATCAACTGGCTTGGGCGGTGCGACATACGCATCCACTGCCAAGCCGTCTAGTTTGTTGGCGTCATCGAGCGGCTCGAACGCACTCAAGATAGCCTCTCGGTCTGTCCGCATTTTGCGTACGTCCACACCGTTTATTTCCCGTGGGACATAGCCGATAAAGAAAAGGTCGGCGTCTGATTGTCCGAGCAAAGCGTCAACGCCCAAGCCGTCCGATAACTGCGTTTCGCTGATCATACGGGCGTTGGCGTTCGCTTTCGTTTCGTCGTATTTACGCCTGATCACAATTAAAATTTTGTCGCCTCGTGTGCCGTCTGCTTTCACTGTGTTGATAGCCTTGGGCTTACCTGTCTCCACGTTAATCGTGACGGGATCAGGGTCGGCTGGGGTGCGAGCTTTGATCTTTCTTAGCTCGACCTGATACTTGGTGTAGTCGCCGTGTCCGCCCACGAGACTGTCTTTCGCCCGTATCTTCTCGATCACAGAGGCAGGGGTGTCATTGCCTTCTATGGTCACACCTTCTTTTGCCGCAATCTTCCGCATGTTTGCGGTTATCATCGCAGGCGCTCCGCCTTCATCAACTTTCTTGATCATGTTGGCGGCTTCGACGCCAATCTTTTTGCCGTCACCCGCAAAGTCATTAGTTGCTTTTAGGATGGCTGCCCTGACTTCATCCATGTTCTCGAACATGGGCAAGTCTTTGACGAGAACGTATCCATCAGTTTTGCCTTGGAGACCCAGTGCTTCGTAAGCGTGTTTCTTTTCCTTAAAGAGCTTGAGCTTAAATGTGCCGTCCTTTTGCTTGATCGGCGCACCATGAAGAACCATCCCTTTTGTTACGCGATTGCCCCGCCCGATACCGACAACACCACGCTCACTGCCTTGCGCTACAATTTCGTATGTGGCCTTTTGAATGCCAAGGCCAGCGTCACGAGTGGCCTCCGCTTGAGCTTGTTGAAGGTTAAAGGTTCTGGCGTTGAGGTCTTGAGCGCCCTCTGTAACAGTGTACCCATCACCAATATCCATGCCCGATTTAAACAGGCTGCTAATCTTGCTCGTGGTGACAGTCTCGCCCTTGCTGTTGACGTACGTGCGGAACACGCGGCCTGCGTTGGGGTCGTTCTCGAGCGCCGCTCCTGCCTTGGCTGCCGTACCGCCCACACGATTACCGCCCGAGGACTTGGGTGCGCCTGTGAAAACGCCTTGCTTGGTATGAAACGCAAGATCGAGTTGCCGTTGCTCCGCCATCCGCTCTCGAGCGAGATTGAATACTTCGGCTTCTGAGGCATCGTCGGCTATGGTTTTGCGGATGTTGGCCCAATCGTCCAAGCGGCGAACGACAGCCCCATAGACCTCATCGGTCATACTGCCTTTAAGGCCAGCTAAGATTTTGTTTCTGATCTTGTTGGTGTTGTCCACCACGCCTTCTGCGACAGCAGCTTCGATGATGTCACCAAAGATAGTGTCCGCCGCCATCGAGACTTCTCTGTCTGCCGCGATTTGCTCGGGGGTGCGGTTGGCTTTGTTGTATGCCTCTATGCGAGCCGCCTCGTCAGTAACCTGCGTTGCAGTAGCGCGAGCCTTGAGAACAAACTTACCATCACCACGAGACGAGGCCATTGCCTTCGCCATCTGAATGCCTCGGTTGGTAAGGGCTCCGTTCTTTTTAATCTCAAGGCGGCCTGACTTAATCAGCTTGCCAATGTCGTCCATTGTAAGGGGCGTGTTGCCCTTGGCTTTAGCTTGCTTCGCGTAATCGCTTATGGCTTCGATAAACTTTAATGTGGCCCTTTCGTTACTAGCCTTGCCTTTCTTGTCTGTGGCAAGCGGGTTGCCCAAAAGCACATCGGATGCCGTACCATCGTTGTCAGGGATTTCCTCTTCTGCGAGGCGAAGCATAAGGTCTTCATTGCTCTCGCCTGTGCCTACACTTTCAGCCCGTTCGGCAGCCTTTTTCTCCTTGAGGTTAATTGTGATTGGGTCGGTCTCGCCCTCGGTTGGGGCGGGAGTACTTGCTGGTGCTTCTGGCGTTTCGGCTGCCGTTTTGCTGGTCTTTCTGCGAGCGCCCACGAATTGTTTTACTGCATCGCCGCCACGAGAAGTGACGAACTCTTTGAGCTTCTGGATGCCATCTTTGTTAAGGTTCCCGTTAGCTTTTAAGTCAAACTTACCCGCCGCTATTAAGCGTCCAAGCTCTTCATCACTGGGCAGTTCGATACCCGCCTCTTTGGCTTTTTTGCGGTAGCCTGCGAGAGTTTTCTTTAAGTTGGAAGCCCAAACCGCATTGGTTTTTGTAGCTGCATTAAAGGCTTCTTGACCCCCCTCACCATCAGGAATTTCCATGCCGCCCATCTCAGTCCGCACCTCGTCAGGGGTCGGGGCTTTGGGCTCTGGCGCTGCTGGTGCCTCTGCGGCTGGTGCCTGTCCATCTAAGTTCTCTGTCGGCACTGTATCTGCGGGTGTCGCGGTGCCTGTGGCGTTTCCTGTGGGCGCAGCACCCGTGTTGGGTGCGGGAGCGTTTACGACTTTTTGTTGCGCTTCACGAGTGCGGATTTCTTCGGGCGACAGGCGCTCGAGAGGTTTGACCTCTCTTGTTTCGAGCATCTTGGTAAGCTCGGCGTTCTTGCTTTGGAAATCTGTCATCAGCGAGCCAGTGCTGTCGCCATTGGCTTGAGCAGTTTCCATTTCTTTAGCAAGACCGTCTAGCTCGGACTGTCTGCTTTCCACGTCACGAGCATAGTTTTCGATGTCAGCTTTTTCTTGCTGGATTAGCCCGAGTTCATTGACGAGATCAAAGCGCTGATCTTCAAGACTACTATCCGCAATTTTTACGTTTAGGTCGTTTTCGATGCGGTTAATTTGCGCGAGCCGCCCTTCGATGTACGGGCCTAGCTTTGAATTTTTCGACCAGTTAAGAGCATCGTCGGCTCGTTTGCCTGACGCAAAGCGACCAATAACGCCACCAAGAAATCCGCCTAACCCACCTTCGATAGCGGCAGATTCTCCAATTCGCCCGACATCATACTCGGTTGCATCAGTAATGCCTTGCTGCATTTCTCGTGATTGTTGCAGGGCATCAAATCCCCCGCCAAAGGCCGCGCCAACTGCTGCGCCCTCAACCACGCCTTCTTTTACGCCTCGTGAAACGCCCGCTGAACGAGCGGCTGCGCGTGTCTTGCCCGCCGCACGAGCGGCCTTCGCTACCTGACCAATTCTCGAGAGCTTGCTGACAACGCCAGCATAAGGAATAGCATTAACTGGATCGAGAATGGTCGCTCCGCCATAGTCTACAACTTGGTCAAAGAGTGTGCCCCTCGAAGGCGCTCGTTGCCACGCGGCTGCGAGGCGAGTGTGGCGCTGCTGGTCAGCATCGCTTGAGTTGGCGTATTTCGCCATGTCCATACCAGCTTCGCCGAAGTTGCTGTCGATCCAGCGGCGATCAGTGTACCACTTGTCTAGCATTTCGTTCGTGGATGAGAACGACATTCCCTGTGCCGAGTAATAATCTCGGATGTCTTGGTGAAAGTCTTTGTTTTTTATAAGGTCACTGCCAAAAAGGTCGTTGTAACCCGAAGATAAAGAATTGTCTGACGAACCAAAGGCATTCGCCTCTGCGGCGAACTGTGCATAATCGACCATATCGGGTACTCCATTTAACCTGATCTTGGCAGATTACTCGGAGCACCCGCTCGGGTCGTCCTTTTAGGGTAGGCTTTCGTTATACATTGCGTTGAGTTGGCCCGTGTTTGCCATCTGCATTAGGTCTGAGAGCGACACATTCAATTCTTGCATAAGCCGCTCTTTGTTTTTCGCCGCCCATTCCCTTACTCCTTGTGTCGGCGAATTGTCTGCTCCCGAAACACGAGCACTGTTGTTATTTAACCACTCTCGCATGGCTTCTATGGGGGTCGGCGCTTCCGACTTCCGCTCGTCAAAGCGAAATGTTGAGCTGTCTGTAAATCCTCCACCTCTACCAAACTCATCAAGGTCTTGAGGTGCAATGACGACATCGTTAGAAGGTGCGTTTGTTAAAGACTGATCAACAGGTGCTATGCTTCTTGGTGCTGCGCCACCTTCACTCACCACGTTAAGTACAGCTTGCTCGGTGGCTGATGTTGGCACTGGTTCCGACTTTAGCGTGATGCTCGGGAGACCTGACACGTACTCGTCAAAGGCATCTGGAATGGGGGTCTGACCGCGCGCAATAGCAAGTTTTTCTCTTGCGAATGCTCTGTAAGCGTTCGTGTCCTCTGGACTGATTTCGAGTGCGTTACTGCCCTGCAAGTTATTGCCCTGCATCTCGTTAAATTCTTTTTTCAAGTTGGGCGCGTAAATACTGAACTCGTTAAGAAGAGCGTTGTGAACCTCGTCTTCGGCATCCTTCTCGTCAATAGAGGCTTGCTGCAATCGTTTTTGCTCGGACAACTCAAGCGCTTTGACTTTAGCGTCTGTGGCTACTGCAAAGGCAGTTAAGCCCTTTGAGGCTTGCTCTATGGTTTGTCGCTGTTGGTTGAGGATAACAAGGTTGGTCTCGATCTTCTCGCGCATCCCGCTGTCAACGCCCTGTTTAGGATACATCCCACTTTGAAGGGCTTGTTGCAGATTGCCAATCTCTCGCTGCACACGAGCGCTTTCGGCAGAAAGCCCTTGCCGCATGGTTAATATGCCGTCAGCTTTGCCCATAACATTCTGCCCCGCTATTAGTTTTTGCGCGTCAGGAATGGATGGGTCTTCATATGTTTTGGCATAGCCGCTAAACTCGACAAAGAGTGCGTCCATATCTTTTGTAAACGGCAGCGCTTCAAGAGAGAACTCCCCGTCTCTGTTTTGTAGTTTTGCCACCATAGCGCTTGATCTGTCCGCTGTGTTTGTAAACTCAGGGTCAACCGTGTCGAAAACGCTGGTGCGGATAACTTCGCGCAACCGTGCGTACTCGCCCCTAAATATTTTAAGGTCTGTCTCGCTGGCTGTCGCAAAGTTGGTTATGCCCGCATTTATAGCGGCCTCGTTAAAGGCAGCTTGCTCAATAGCGCCGTTCTTATCGAGCACTTTCGCAAGCCCGTCTACTTGCACGAGGTTAAAAATAATCCCCTTCAAGGCATCAACATTTAAAGCTCGATTTACCCCGCTCCCATCTACGATGGTCTGCCCTTCTGCCGCCGCTAGGTTCTGGGCATCGGACATAATTTCTTCAACCAAAAATTTATCGATAGGCAGGCCCAAGTCTTCCACAGCCTTCCGAATGGTCGTGATTGCTTGCGTTGTCAGGGCAATAGAAATTCCGCCAATCGTTTTTTCGTCAGTGCTGTCTCCCACGAAAATAGGTGATTTGATATACGCCTCGGTAAGTTCCGAGATATCCTCTTGCGTAATAAACCCTCGATTGTTTTCCATTTGGGATCGAGCGGTGGCGACCTTTAGCCCTTCTTCTGCATTCTTGGCATTGCGAAGGTTAGCAAAGATTGCATCAAACCCACCGCTTGCGAGAGCTTCTATTGCAGGGGTGAACTTTACATTGTCTGTTTGCAAAGTGTTCTGTATGACCTTGAGCCACTTTTCTCGCCCACCTTGGATTGTTGCTTGCATCTCCTCGGGGGTCTGCGTTGGGTTGACCGCATTGTCGATCTGGCTCGTAAGCGCCGTTATCGCGGTTCCGTAATCTTCTCGCAGCCTGCTCTCCTGATCGTCAGTAAGGACAATGCCATTTTCTTGCAAGCCAGCTTTTAGACCGATTAGGAAGTCTTCGATTGCTTCCTCTGCGGTCTTCCCTTGTTTTGCCGCCTGAGACATATCAGCATTGTTTACTTTATCAGCAACGGTTAGCTGTAGCGCCTCGGTTTGCTTCTCGTTTCGAGCGGCTTGCTGCTTGGTGAAGAGAGCCTTCGCGCCTGCAAGCAATTCGTCAGTCACTTCCACGTCTAGGTTGGCGGATTTAAGAGCTTCTATGCGGCGTTCGTATTCTTCTATGCTCTTTGCATCACCCGCAATCGTGGTTGCAGCTTGGATAATCTCCTGCTGTGCGTCCGTAGCGTCTCTGCCAGCCTTGAGAGAATTTTGATCATCGCCACCCGAAGTATCTAAGGTAATGCCGAGTTCTTTCGCCTGTTGTTCGATCAATGCCTTTGCGTTCTCGTAAGCATCGGGCGTCATCTCTTGACCAATTTTCAAGAGTTCCTTCTCAAGCAACTCCTTTTTGCCTTTCAAAGATTTTTCAAACATCAATTCTTTCTGGGCGAAGGCGGCGTCGAGGAAGTTAAAGTCGTCACTCTCGGCTTGTGCGGGGAAGTTCGCGCCATACAACCTAACCATTTCAGCCCTAAGAGCTTGCCACTGCTCTTCGTTCTCTACGGTCTTTACTCCCGCAAGGGCGGCCCGTTCAGCTTCCGACCTTAACCTACCTTTCAACATAAGGGTAGCGTCCAGCATGAAAGCGGCTCCAATGTTTAGGTCAGGGTATTCCGCTTGAATGCCCTCAACCATCGCGTTGTAATTGGCAAGGCTGCTCGCTCTCGATGCGGCTGTGTTAAGTGCGTTTTTAGCCTTTGCGGTTTGTTGCTCCGTAATATTCCCCATTCTTTCGGTGAAGAATGCGCTTTGTTCGGACGTTGCTCCCGTTACAGTAGCAAGCGGGAACTCGGCGGCAATGGCAGAATTTTGTGCGTCAAAGTCTGCTTGGGTCAATGCAGTATTGGCTGTCTTTTGGTAGGCCACGGCAGCTTGATTATTTTGCCTAGTTACCTCTCGATCTAAAGCGCCCTTGTATTGGGTCTTGATCATAGTTTGTAGCTCTGCGCTTGTTGTTGTTCCCTCGAGTGCATCAAGGGCTGCTTGCGTTGGGTCTTTTAGGTAGTCCGAAATAAGAAGTTTGTTGGTGTCGTTCCAATCGGCGTACGCAAAAGTCTTCATTCGAGCGTAGACCTGCTCGAACTGCTCGGGCGATATAAGGCCAGTAGCCACGGCCTGCTCTTTTGCTGCGGCCTCGTCTCCAAAAAGCGGAGAGAGAGACTTCGCCACACTGTTTATGTCGTTCAAGGATTGACGAGCCATTTGCAACTTTCTGTCTTCCGCCGCACGTTCGTTAGCCGCCGCAATCTTTGCCTGCTTGTCTTTGTACTTTTTGACTTGGCGCTTCATCGTTTCCTCGGTCGGGATGCCCGACTGTAGCCCGCGACTGTTGCCCGCAAGATTGCCGTAATATTCTTTACGCTCGTCAACGCTCGCGTCTGGATTTGCACTTATCCAGTTTGCATAAAGCTGTGCGTTCTGTGCGCGGCGATCTTTGCGTTTCTCATCTGCGCCGACGAAGGCGTTTGTAAAACCGCCGAGTGCTAGAGCCATAACGCTCTCCTATGCTTCTTTTTTATTTGTCATGCCCGTGATCGGGTTGTAATCAAGCGTTCTGTCGAGCCAAGTGCCGAACGCGCTGCCA